TGACACTGATTCTTGGGGTGTGATAGAATCTAAGAATCTAGCGTAAATCGTTGGAAATACATAGGAAGTACGGAGTGTTTTGCGAAGCCAGCAGCCTGGTAGCGCACTATACTGGGGGTGTAGGGGCCGTGGGTTCAAATCCCGCCACTCCGACCAACCTTAAGCCTTTGAAAACAAATAGCTTTTCGTTATCTTTCCCTTGTAAATCCCAATGACTTACGCAACTTAAACGAGCGTTTGACCACTGTTTATTAACTAGATTTGAGTTAAATTTAGTGGTCAGAGGCTCCAAATAAGGAGCAAGTCATGATAAGAAAACGTGGTCAAAAATATCAGGCAAGGTGCCGTATCAACGGTAGGTTGTATGAAAAAACATTTGATACCCTCAATTCTGCAGAACAGTGGGTTTCCAAAACAAAACTTAAATACAATGATAAGACGCTGAAAATCACATCCCAAAATGAGGTGGTTTCAAGTAAAACAGTGGTCAAAGCAGTGGTCAAAGAAGTGCGTTTTGCTGACCTAATTCTGAAATATCAGCAAGTTTATACCAGTGTCAAAAATGGTAAAGACAACGAAGACATCATCATTAACCGTATCCTACGGGATGAACCGTGGGTGCAACTGGCCCCTGATTCGGTGACTTTAGATGATTTGACTGCCTACCGAGACAGCCGGTTACAGACCATCAAACCTTCTACCTTTAAACGTGAGTTTGCTATCTTGAAGCATTGCGCGAAGGTGTCGAAGGCTTTGGGCTTTGATGGTGTGAATGTGGAAATATTCCAACATCTACCCATACCCCGAATATATGAACGGCCAGTACCTCGTATAACAAATGAGGATATCGAAAGGCTGCTGTTCATCGCTCGTTACGGCGCGACACGCAACAAATACATGCATCCGCTTATCTTACTAGCTTTAGACACAGGCATGAGAAGGGGGGAGTGTTGTGGCCTGGTATGGGGTGACATAGACATGGCTAAGCAGGTCATTAATGTCCCCGCTGCCATAACAAAGACAGGCAAGCCCCGGACCATAGCCTTTACTAAGCGTGGTCTTGCCGCTCTGCTGGACCTAAAGCATCTAGCCCAGAAACCATACAAAACAAAAGCTGTGCCATCACGCTTTGGCCCAGAACATCCTGTCGTACCAGCAACCGGTAATGGGGTTCGTATGGCCTGGCAGCGCGTCCGTAAATCTGCTGGGTTATCACATCTACATTTCCACGACCTGCGCCATGAAGGTATTAGCCGTATGCATGAGGAAGGGATTACTGTCACAGAAGTCATGGGGCAGTCAGGGCACTCTGAAAGCAAGATGCTAGATAGGTACAGCCATGCTGATATTGACCGTGTCCGTCAGATAAGAGGGGGCCTGTACGATGCATAAGCAACCTTCACTATTTGACCAGGCTACCATAGACAACAGCTTCTGGGGCTTTGTACAGCGTGAGGCAAAGCGGATGTGGCCGAGTGATACACATCGTAGCCGCAGCCTGTCTCAGTCCCGTGCATTTACAGAATTTGGCAACACTGCAAAGCGTCCCCTCAGTCAATTTCTGTCTAGTGATCTGGATGATTTTGCAGACCATCTGATTGCCCAGGGCAAGTCTGAGGCTACTGTGAACCGGTACCTGGCTAGTGTGAGCAAGGTTTTCAATCATGCTGTGAGCAAGCGCGTTCTGAAATTTGCACCCAAGCCTAACTTCTTCAAAGAGCCAGAGGGTAGGGTGCGCTATTTTGATGATGCTGAAATCGAACTGATGCTATCCTTCTTCAATAAACGTGGTGATTGGTGGATGCACGATATGGTGTTGTTGGCACTCAAAACCGGTATGCGTAAGGGTGAAATCGTGGCTCTAGGTCAGGGTGCTGCCACTATAACACCGTGCGGTCAGTGGATTGAGTTACCAGCTGAAGTGACCAAAACCGGCAAGGCCCGTGCAGTTGCTATTAGTAATGCATTAGCTAACGGCGCAGCGCACCGCCTTGCGGATAATCTAGGTAGTGAATACACAGATAAGAGGTTTGAATATCGGTGGGGGCTGTTGAAGCGTGAGTATGCCCGTAATGACGATACATATGTATTCCATGTAACGCGCCACACAGCTGCGTCACGGATGGCTAATGACCTGGCGGTGCCAACGGTCACCATAGCCCAGGCATTGGGCCACAGCAGCCTTCAGACCACACAAAAATATGTACACGCCAAGCCAGATACGCTTGCCGATATAAGTAACCGCATGTGAGCGGTGACAATCTATCACTACCCACTGGGTCGCCTTCGGGCGGCCCTTTTTTTTGCCTGTGCAATTAGAGGCGGCTCATGCCTATAGAGTAGTTTTTTGGTCTTCTCATGCCAAAAAATCGCCATTTTAGACCCTCCAAAACTCCAGGGTTTCTGCGGGTTCCAAGACTACAGACTTATGTACCAAATCGAAATGATTGGTGCGTCCCTGTAATCTGGATAAAGGAGATGCAAATGAGTTCAATAGGACATGAGATACCACAAACCACATCCTCAGACAGCTACGCAAATGAGGCTGCCCAAGTTGTCTTAAGGGCCTTGGATGGGTCTAGAGGGACATGGGTCAGACATGAACCAAGAATAAACCTAAGTGACCTAATCAGTGGGTCTACGAATGATAATGGAAGGGGTAGAAGATGAGCGTAATGACTTTAGTACCAGAGAACGTAATAGATGATTTCGTGGATTACTGCCGGTCTTTTTACGGCTACGGAGGCATCTACTCCATGAACGCGCCGCTGCCCGTGATTAAGGCTGCGGTGACCAAATACCTCAGTAGGCCGGAAGATGAATGGGACTTTCCGTTTGAGTGCGACAGCATGGACAGAGAGGGCGTCCGAAGCATCCTAGAATACGAGTTCGGGTTGTCTGAACAATAGGTGCGTGGTGGGTGGTGATAAATGGTCACTACCCACACCCCTTTGTCATAGCCAATTGTCAACCCAAACATCTGTAAAAAAAGTGCAAAAATTTGCCATTGTGTGGACGACATGTCGCCCCACGTTTGATAATAATGGATAATGTAAGGAGTAGCATGGATAACAAGAAAAACATTCATCAGCTCAATCAAGAGCAAGAAACCCGCATGACAGAGCGGGGCGAAGCAAACGCACAGCGTAAGCTCAAAAAAGCTATTAAGCGCGGCGATTTGTCTGGAACAAAAGCTGGTTTAAACTTGGCTGCTGAAGCACGGGAAAATGTCATTCTGGGCATTGAGGTGCAAGAAAACATTCAAGAAGCTATCGAACAGCTTATCGCGGAAACAGAAGCAAATGGTGCTAAAACACCTTCGGGCTGGCTACGCGAGCTGAAGGTAGTGCCATCAGATGTTGTTGCTGAACTGGCCCTACGGGTCTGTCTAGACTCTGTCGGCGCACAGTTTACCCAAGCAAATACAATTGTACATTTGGCAGAGGCTATGGAAGCCGCTGTTCTTAACTGGCACATGAGAAGCATCCCAGCAGGTAAAGACTTTTTCAAAAATCTTAATCGCATTAACAAAGAAGAGGGTGGCTCAAAATACACAATGCGCCAGAGAGCCATCTACATCGCTAGTAAGCCTAAAATGCGTCAGATGCATGATGCGAAGGGCCAGCCAATGCTGAATGATGATGGGTCTCGTAAACTGGAAATCGACCCAAACCATTACTATTGGTCAAAGTGGACTGACTCCCTAAAAGTAAAGGTTGGCGGTATAATGATGGCCGGTGTGCAACGAGGTGCAGCTAATGTATTCGTCTTTGAAAAAGAAAAAGAAGATTACACAGATGAGCATGTTGTTCCACGCATCCAGTTTACCGAATGGGCACAAGAAAATCTGACATCTGAGCTTGACGAGCTGTGTAGAAAATCTCCCATGCATGGCCCATTGTTTGATGTGCCAAATGATTGGGGACTACGAACAGTAGGGCCTTATGGCCAGCTATCCCTAAATATGCTAACGCCAATCGTTAAAAACATGTCACCAGACCAAGCGAAAGCAGTGGACAAAGCGATGTTAGATGGCTCTCTAGATGAAGCCATGAGTGCGCTTAATAGTTTGCAGCGAGTTCCATACTCTCTAAATGCAGATATTGTGGACCTTGTTGAATGGACTGTTAAAAAGATTGAAGCGAGTGAAGGGCGTCTAAAGGTTGAAGGATTTCCGTCTTTAAGCAAAGTTGAGGCACTCGAAAAGAAATCATCCAAAGAAACACAGAAGATGAGCGATGCAGACCGCAGTGCCTATCTGATGGAACTAACAAGCCGCAGAAAGCATAACCGCGAAGTACCGGCTAATCTTCTGGCTCTGAAGCGGCGTTTGGAAGAAGCAAACCATGTGCTGGAGACAATGAAACCGACTAAAGACCAAATAGCAATCGACAGGTTTTATCTGCCCATGAACTGGGATTTTAGAGGTCGGATCTACCACCTTGCTGAGTTCGGCTTCCAAAACACAGACTACATGAGAGCCATGTTTTTGTTTGCTGATAAAGGTAAAGTGACGAAGAAGAATGAGCATCATCTTTTCCACCACCTAGCTAACATGTTCGGCTGTGGCATTGATAAGGAAAGCCATGCAGCGCGTAAGGCGTGGGCAGAGCGGAACATGGACAAAATCCTAGCGGTAGGTAAAAACCCTAAAGATGATGTTACGTTTTGGGAGAAAAATGAGCCAATCACTGGGGAAGGAACCGGCGAAACAGAAACTGCTTTTGAGTTTTGGCACACCTGCGATGAGCCTTTCCAATTTGCAGCAGCTTGCATTGAAATGTACCGCTACTCCCAACATGGCGAAGGCTATGAGACAGGTTTGCCTATCCAGAAAGATGCAACACAGTCTGGTATGCAATTCTACGCTATGCTAGCCCGTAGCAGAAAAGATGGTGAAAAGGTAAACCTGACTGCAAGCGGTTCACAATCTACACCAGGTGACATCTACATCAATGTCCGTGACAAAGCTGAAGAAATGTTACTTGAAACGGTTGCTAAGCTTGAGGCCAAAGAGGCTGAAGGCACGTTAGAGGGTGATGAGATAGCTGACCTACGTTTGGCTAAACAGTGGAAGGATTATGGTTTGAGGCGGGGTCTGATGAAGACGCCGGTGATGACCCTGGCCTATGGCTCGGACCTTTATGGTTTTGCTAAATCAATTCGTGACAACGATATGAAGGAGCTGACCAGAGATGTACGCGAAGGCCGCAGAGACAAGCATCCCTTTCACTGTGATGATGACGCCATTCTGAACGATGAAGGCTATAAAGCCTCATGGTTCATGGCCAAAATCATCAAAGAAGCCATTTTAAAAACAGTCACATCAGCGGCAGATGGCATGGATTATCTGCAGAAGATGGCCAAGCTGTGTCACACGGTAGATTTGCAGTTTGCCTACAAAACCCCTCTGAACTTTCCAATGATGCAATACTGCAGAGATGAAAAGAAAAGAAAATTACAGGTGGAAATGCCAAAATGGGAAAATGAAGCGTTGAGCAAACGTGGCAGCGTTTCGCTGCAGCAGTACCACGATACCATTAACAGAGATGAGGCAATGAACGGGGCATCCCCTAATTTCATTCATAGCCTCGATGCTACATTGTTGATGAAATCGGTACTGCTTTGTCGTTCCAGGGGCATAACAAATGTAATGACTGTCCACGACAGTTTTAGCACAACAATAGACAATGTTGATATGATGGTTGACGCTATCAAAACCAGCTTTGTTGACCTGTTTGAGGATTACTGTCCCTACGATGCGCTGATGCAACAAACCATGCAGCGTATTGCAGACAAAATGAAGCTCCCGGACCAGCTCGATTTGGACATAAAAGAGGTGCTGGATAGCGAATACGCCTTCAGCTAAAACCCGCAGAAACCATAGTGTTTCAAGGCTACAGACTTATGTACTAAGCGGCTCCAGAAATGGGGCTTTTTTAGTGCGTAATTTTCACATCAAAAAGAGAAACCAATGGACCCACGAGAGCGACTTTTGGGGATAGGGAAGCTTTACCTAAAACGTGGGCAACCTATCCCTCTCGACCTGCTCGTTGAAGCAGAAGAATTGGGCTTGTCCTTAGTAGAGTTTGGACTGCCTACAACCAATAACAACAACGAAAAAGAAGGAGAGTTTAATGAGTAAACTCATGTTTAAAACACCACGGGGCATTGCAATGTACCCTTACCTCAACCGTCCTGATACCCAATTTGACACTAACGGTAAATACAAGGTCAATCTGAGGATGAAAAAGGAAGACGCCAAGCCGCTTGTCGATGCAGTTAAGAAAGCTGCAGAAGAGGAGTTTGGTGCCAAGGCGAAATCAGCCAAGCTACCATTTAAGACTGATGAAGACACCGGCGATTTGATTGTCGTTACTGGCAGCAAATTTGTGCCAAAAATGTTGGACTCTCAAGGCACAACAATACCACCTCATAACGCTCCAGAAATCTTTGGCGGTTCTGAATTGATATTGGGCGGCAACATGTACGCTTACAACGCTGGCGGCTCAATTGGCATTTCTATGCAGTTGGGTGGTGTCCAAATCATCTCGCTGGCTGACAGCATCAATGGTCAAGGTTTAACCTTTGATAAGGTTGAGGATGGTTTTGTTGCAGCCAACGATGACCAGCCGGGTGAAGCAGCAGAGGGCAGTTACAATTTCTAGACGAAGACACGCAATAGCGAAAGGCTATCGCAGTGGTCTGGAAGAGCAAACCAGCAGACAAATTGAACAGGCAGGTTTACCGGTTTTGTACGAGACTGACAAAATCAAATACACCTGGCCAGAACGGCAAGCGACATACACTCCAGATTGGAAGCTCCCATCGAAAGATGGGGGCTTTTTCTTTGTGGAAACAAAGGGGATTTGGACAGTTGAAGATCGCCAAAAATGGCATCTGGTGACGCAACAGCATCCAGATGTCGATTTCCGCCTAGTGTTCAGCAATCAAAATGCTCGTTTGTACAAAGGCAGCCCAACCACATATGCCGCCTACTGCGATAAGCACGGCTTCAAATACGCCAACAAAACAATCCCACAAGAATGGCTCGAAGAAGGAGGCAATCAAAATGCAAAGCCAGTATCAGACGATATTAAATCACCTAGTTGATTATGAATCGATTTCCGGAGTTGAGGCTGCGGAACTTTACAGGGTTCGTGCTTTGCCAAGACGCATCAAGGACCTGAAAGAGAACGGCTTCAACATAATCAGTGAGTGGCGCACCGACCCTTTGGGTCAGCGTTATAAAAAGTACCGTTTAGCAAATTAAGGGAGAATAGGATGCCCATCGATAAAGAGGAAAGCACATTCATTTGCCACCAGCCTTGTGAGGCATGTGGTTCACGGGATGCTTCATCGCTTTTTAGCGATGGGCACTCCTATTGCTTTTCCTGTGAAAAATACACACCACCGGAAGGAGAAATAGCCATCACAACACAATCACAACAACACACCAACCTCATTCATGGCGAACATAAAGCGATACCAGCTAGGGGCTTGAATGAAGAAGACTGCCGCAAATTCGGATACCAGATAGGCATAAAGCAAAATGGTGAGCCGGTACAAATTGCGCAGTATCGAGACAAACAAGGTAAAGTCACCGCACAGAAGGTGCGGGGCCGTGACAAATCCTTCCAGATGATTGGTGACAGTAAAGACATAACGCTGTTTGGCAGTCATCTATGGAGTAAGGGCAAAAAAGTCTGCCTAACAGAAGGCGAGCTAGACGCTATCAGCCTATCAAAATGTTTTGGGCACAAATACGCCTGTGTGTCTCTACCATCAGGCGCACAATCAGCCGTTAAGGCAGTAAAGGCGAACTTTGACTATCTCAACGGATTTGATGAGGTGGTTATCTGCACGGATATGGATGCTGCTGGACGCAAGGCGGCCCAAGCTATTGCTGAAGCATTGCCGGTTGGTAAGGCCAGCATCGCAACGCTACCAGAAAAAGATGCCAATGAAGCCTTGATAAAAGGCAAGACAGCCGAATTGATACAGGCGGTCTACCAGGCAAAACCTTTCAGGCCAGATGGTATTAAGGCAGCTAATGATTACAGAGATATCATCACTGCCGATGAAACAGCCAGCGCAATTACCTGGCCTTACTCCGAATTGAACACTGTACTGCGTGGATTAAGAAAATCCGAGCTGGTTACAATAGTTGCGGGGTCGGGCACAGGCAAGTCTACCTTCTGTAAAGAGGTCATCCACCATCTACTGATGTGTGGCCAGAAGGTCGGTGTACTGGCCCTAGAAGAAAGCAACAAGCGCAGTCTTTTGGGTCTTACTGGCATACACATGAGCAAGAACCTTCTGGTCGATAGAGACCAGGCAACTGATGATGAGGTGCTAGAGGCATTTGACGACCTGTTCACAGACCGGACTTGCGTCATGTTCGATGCGTTTGGCTCTAACGAAATCGACATCATTCTTCAACGCATCCAATACATGGTGCGTTCACTAGGTGTCGAATGGATAATCCTCGACCACATCTCCATCCTCGTCAGTGCGACAGAAGGCGATGAAAGACGGATGTTGGATGCTGCCTGTACCAAGTTTCGGACGCTAGTCCAGGAGCTGAACATAGGCATGATTATGGTCAGCCATCTGAGCAGACCATCAGGCGACAGAGGCCATGAAAGTGGCGCAGCGGTGCGTCTGAACAGCATTAGAGGCTCACATTCCATAGCCCAGCTATCAGATGCCTGTGTGGCACTGCAGGTGGACCCGGACGAGCCGGACAGTGACATCAGACACTTACGAATATTGAAGAACCGTTTCACCGGTCAGACAGGTGACGCAGGGACACTTGTCTACAACAGAGAGACCGGGCGGCTACTCGAAGAGGAGCTAAGCCATTTCACCCCTGTAAATGACGATGACGAAGGAGATGCAGATGATGCAGTCAGTTAAACAAAATGACCTTTTTGAAGGTACAAACAATGGCCCGGCACATGAGGATGTTGCCAACGACAACTACACCAAGTGGCAGAAATTCCACAGGGACAATCCTCATGTTTACCAGTTAATCAAACGCTTTACTAAACAGGCGATTGAGTCAGGCTTTAAACATTACGGGATGCAAACTGTCATCGAGCGGGTGCGCTGGCACACGATGATTGAGACACAGGGTGACCAGTTGAAAATCAACAACAACCACGGCCCTTACTACGCAAGGCTCTGGATGCAAGACCATCCAGAAAACGCCGGATTTTACCACACACGTTCATCATCAGCAAGGAGAGTAGTAAATGACTGACCTAGATTTCTTAGATGAGGATTTCGACTTCGATGAGCCGATGACCTTTGAAGATTACGCCATGCAAGCAATGGATAAATGCTTCTACCCAGACAGCGTAATCTATCCAGCTTTTGGGCTGCTTAGTGAAGCCGGTGAGATTGCAGATAAGCTTAAGAAATACTTCCGTGATGGTGAAATCGACCAGGTTGCTTGTGAGGATGGGGTGGTTGAGCTACCTGCAGAATTACGCATGGGCCTGGCACATGAAATTGGGGACGTAATTTTCTACTGCTGTGCATTAGCATCAGACATTGGCTACGACTTTGAAGAAATAGCCCAGCTCAACCTCGAAAAGCTTGAAAGCCGCCAGCTGCGTGGCAAGCTTAGCGGATCTGGCGATTACCGTTAATGCCCCTAATCTGGGACATTGAAAGCGACAATTTTCTAGACAAAATTACCCGGATACACTGCATAGCTACATTTGACACAGAGACTGAAGTGTCTCGCATCTACGGCCCAGATGAGGTTGAAGATGGTATCAAATCGCTAATGGCTGCTGATGAAATCATTGGCCACAACATCATCACCTTCGACATACCAGCAATAAAAAAGCTGTACCCCTGGTTCAGTACAGATGGGCTTTTGGTCACGGACACTCTTGTCCTGTCCAGGCTCATTTGTTCTGACCAGAAGACTGATGATTACATGCAGGGTTACACCCACGAACAATTCCCACGCAAACTTCATGGCTCACATAGTCTGAAGGCGTGGGGTATTCGTTTGGGTGTTTTGAAAGGTGATTTCGGTGAACTGCATGGGTTCGAAGAATGTACCCAAGAAATGCTGGATTACTGTCAACAGGATGTTGTCGTTACCCATAAGCTGTGGACGCATCTCGCTCCACACGAATGGTCAACCGAAGCTATCAGGTTCGAGCATGACATTGCACAGATATGTGATGAAATTGGCCGGGCTGGATGGACTTTCGACCTACCAAAAGCACAAGCATTACACGCTAAGCTGCAAGCTGAAAAGATACAGATAGAGCAAGAGTTACAAAACCTGTTTCCAGCTTGGACAATCGAAACTGAGTTCATACCCAAAGTAAATAACAAGACCAGGGGCTACGAGAAAGGTGTTCCGTTCATTAAGACAGAAACCATCTACTTTAACCCTAATTCAAGGCGGCACATTGAGCATTGTTTGCGCACCAAATACCAGTGGGAGCCAAAAGAGTTTACGCCGTCTGGTGATGCAAAAATAGATGAAAGTGTTCTTGTTGGTCTGCTTTATCCAGAAGCACAAAAGCTTGCTCGGTCATTCATGCTCACCAAACGATTGGGCATGTTATCGGATGGTCAAAATGCCTGGCTGAAGCTTGTCGATGATGATGGCAAAATACGCCACACCATTAACACGCTAGGTACTGTCACCGGCAGGGCGTCAAGTTTTGGCCCCAACCTGCAGCAGGTCCCGGCTGTTCGTGCTGCTTTCGGCAAAGAGTGTCGTGAGCTGTTTAAACCAGCTAAAGGCTATCAGCTTGTAGGTGCTGACTTGTCTGGCATCGAGCTTAGATGTCTCGCACACATGCTTCAGGACGGCGGGAAGTACGCTGACATCATCATGCAGGGTGACATCCATCAAGCTAACGCTGATGCAGCTGGCATTACCAGAGATGAAGCAAAAACCATGATTTATGCACTTTGCTACAATGCTGGGGATACTCGCTTGGGCGAAATCTTAGGCAAAGACGCAAAGGCAGGCCGGCAGCTGCGGGATAATTTCTTTAAGGCAAACCCAGCATTTCCGAAGCTGTTATCCCAGTTAAAACGTGCAGTTGAGAGTAGGGGGCATCTCCTGGGTCTCGACAGAAGACGTTTACATGTGAGGGGTCACGCACACCTCAACGTGTTGTTGCAATCTGCTGGCGCACTAATCGCCAAGAAGTGGGTGCAGCTCATCGACCAAGAAATCAAACGACAACAGTTAGACGCACAAATCATCGCCTGGATCCATGATGAGGTCCAAGTGCAGGTGCGAGAAAAGGAGACAGAGCATGTCGGTAATCTCACTAGAGCAATGGCTGAAGAAGCGGGAAGACACTTCAACTTCGCCATCCCAATCGAAGCAGAGTTTAATGTCGGACAAACATGGGCTGAAACTCACTGAGGAAGAAGCCCACGGGATGGAGTCAATTTTCATGATTTTGTCACTAGCCCGGATGAAACCATTCACAACTAAAAGTGGGATGGCGAGGGAAGCAGCAACTGAAATTGCGCTGTGTGCCTCTGAGGGATTTTTAACCACCCAGCTCAACCCCACGACCTTTGGCAATGTGTGGCTGGTCACTCAGCTTGGCCTGGAATACTTAGAGGAGATGGAAGATGTTTTTGGCGTTTGATGCAGACATCCCGCTCTACCAGGCCGCATCGTCAGCTGAATTTGAAATGGATTGGGGAGAGGACATCTGGTCTCTATCCACCGACCTCGCAGAAGCGAAGGACATCTTCAGGCAGCAGGTGGATAACATCAAGAAAAAGACAGGTGTAAGTCAGGCTGTCTTTTGTCTGACAGACCCCCACCACAATTTCCGTAAAGATGTTTACCCCAGCTACAAATCTGGGCGGAAGAAAACCAGAAAGCCACTAGGCTACAAAGCTTTGTGTGAATGGCTAGCAGAAGAAGAAGAGACAATTCGTAAGCCGGGGCTTGAAGCAGATGACGTTTGTGGGCTGCTTTCTACCCAACCCAAGAACAAAGATAATTGCATAGTGGTAAGCAATGATAAGGATTTAATGACGATACCGGGACTACTGTATCGCCCCATGAATGATGAATTGCTGACCATCACAGAGCCAGAGGCTGACAAATACTTCTACACGCAATGCCTCACCGGTGACGCAACAGATGGCTATCCTGGAGTGCCTGGTATTGGCCCCAAGAAAGCTGAAGCAATACTTGGCTCCAGACCAGCATGGTCTGCTGTAGAGCAAGCATACATTAAAGCCGGTCTCACAAAAGATGACGCACTTCAACAGGCTCGCCTGGCCAGAATACTACGCTGGTCAGAGTGGGATGAAAGCAAAGGAGAAATGATTTTATGGCATCCATAGATTGGTCTAGCGACCAAAAAGAGGTGATGGCTGACGTAGGCTATGAGCTTTCAAAGCCGGTGCAGCCAAAAGTAGACATGGTTAATTCACCACCACATTACACCCACGGCGACATTGAGTGCATCGATGCGATTCGGGCCGCACTTGGCCCAGAAGGTTTCGCTGCGTTCTGTCGTGGCAATGTCATCAAATACAATTTCCGGTGTGACCACAAGGGTGGACTACAGGATGTAGAGAAGGCCGGTTGGTACCTCGATAAGCTGATTGACATAATGAGAACAAAAGCAGAACATAAAAACCCCGCTAGAGAGGAAAATAAGGACAAATGACATTCAGAAACAAATTCGCAGAAGACATTTTCAATCTCAAATACAGGCATGAGGGATGTGAAACATGGGCATCACTCGCAGCAACATTAGTACATGAGGTTTGCGATGGCCTGATGTCACCCACCGAAGTGGACCAGCTCGTCTACTACATGACTGAGATGAAGTTCATCCCAGGGGGCCGGTACCTTTGGTATGCAGGGCGTGATGTCAAATACTACAATAATTGCTTCTTGCTCCGCGCTGAGAATGACAACCGTGAAGACTGGGCATTACTGGCTCAGAAGGCCACTTCTGCTCTCATGTCCGGTGGTGGTATTGGCATTGATTACAGTGCCTACAGGCCGTCAGGTGCGCATCTAAAGCGTACAGGCGGCACAGCTTCCGGCCCACTGCCAATGATGGAGCTGGTAAACGGCATTGGCCGTAATGTAATGCAGGGTGGTTCAAGGCGTTCAGCAATGTACGCATCGCTGCATTGGAAGCATGGTGACATCCACGACTTTCTTAACATGAAAAACTGGGATGAAATGCCGGTGGGTGACACCACAATGGCCAAGCTTAAAGAGGCTGACTTTAACTTCAAAGCACCGATGGACATGACCAACATCAGCGTCAATTACGATACTGAGTGGCAGCACAAATACTGGGAAACCGGTGAAGTGGGCGATGTGTTCATGCACAACATGCGTCAGGCACTGAAATCATCAGAGCCTGGGTTTAGCTTCAATTACCAGAAGGATAATGAAACCCTAAGAAACGCATGTACTGAGGTTACATCAGCAGACCCGGATGATGTGTGTAATCTGGGTTCCATAAATCTTTCACGCATCGACAACATTAGTGAGTTTGCTGAAGTTGTTGAGCTTTCAACCAAATTCCTAATCTGTGGAACCATCAGGGGTCAAGTGCCCTATGAGGGCATCGAAAAGACACGGGAGAAAAACCGCAGACTTGGTCTTGGTTTGATGGGGATGCATGAGTGGCTAATTCAAAAAGGAGAACGCTATGAGGTTACCGATGAACTACATAAGTGGTTATTCGTCTACAAAACGGTCAGCGACAAAAGCAGTAAAGATTTCGCAGATTTTCTTGGTGTGTCTCGCCCTGTTGCTAACCGTGCTATTGCACCAACTGGAAGTATCGGCATCCTCGCCGGAACATCAACAGGCGTTGAACCCATCTTTGCAGTCGCATACAAACGGCGATATCTCAAAGGCGGTACACGCTGGCACTATCAATACGTTGTCGATAGTGCAGCACAAGACTTGATTGACCGGTACGGCGCAGACCCAGAGACAATCGAAAGTGCGATTGACCTGGCGGCTGACCCAGAACGCAGGATCAAGTTCCAGGCAGATGTTCAGGATTATGTAGACATGTCTATATCATCCACCATCAACCTACCGGCCTGGGGCACCAAGCTTAACAATGAGGATACAGTTGAGCCATTCGCTCAGATGTTGGCAAAGTATGCGCACCGGTTGCGTGGGTTTACTTGCTATGCAGATGGCAGCCGTGGTGGCCAGCCGTTAACCTCTGTCCCTTACTCTGAAGCATCTAATCGCCAAGGCGAAGAGATACTGGAAACGCATGACATCTGTGACATTACGGGTCACGGTGGAAGCTGTGGAGTGTAGAAATGGATGATGTAATAGATGTTATACCGTTTTGTTGTGGTCAGGAGGCTACGAGGGAAAGTTGGCAACTTTTCTCATGTCGAAAGTGCAACGGTGAAATCAGCTTCAACTTCGAAGAAGATAGCTGGGATTACGATTGCCCTTGGGCAACGCCACCAAGAAGAGACTTAGGTTAGTGAATGTTGAGCTAGTAGATTACATGGGTAGCGACCTTACAGTAGTGAACGCTGCCCGTGTGTCTTTCTCAAAGCATAGCGATAGCGTGACAGAGAAGGATGAGCGGTTAATCAAGTACCTAGCTAAACACGGGCATTGGTCACCCTTTGCCCATTGCTTCATGCAATTTCGTATCAAGGCCCCACTATTTGTTGCTAGGCAGCTAGTTAAGCATCAGGTGGGTCTAACATGGAACGAAGTGTCTAGACGGTACGTTGATGATGATCCAGAGTTTCACACACCACAATCTTGGAGAGGTAAGCCAGAAAATAGTAAGCAAGGCAGCAGTGGATTACACCGGGACCAATTGCTACCCTCAAAGTACCTGGGTGAAGTTACAGACATTGCGTTGGAAGCTTATCAAAAGATGATTGTCCAGGGCATAGCACCAGAGCAAGCCCGAATGGTACTACCTCAAAACATGATGACTGAATGGTACTGGAGTGGTTCTCTGATGGCATTTGCCAGAGTGTGTAACCAACGCCTTGACCCACACTCACAATTTGAAACTGCGCAAATAGCAGATTGGATTGCAAATGAGATACACAACTGCTTTCCATCTTCAGCCAATGCTTTGTTAAGAGAGCAACAAACATGGCCCAATGACCCAGAGTGGGAATGGGGTGTGGGATGGAAGGATGAAGCAGTCTATGGATAAAGAAATGTGAGCCTGAGCCGTTGATAGTGTTAATGGCAAAACCAACATAACTACGTTTAGGAGGTAGTGGCTCAGGTCACATCTCCCAACTGCAAGACTTATGCCTCACTGGTAAAACAGTGGGGCTTTTTTTTGTCTCATTACTCATTCTGTGTATTAGAAATGCTTAGCGGCCAGCTCGCCCGGAGTACCCAGGCAAACGTGACCGCTAAGACTTTTGAGTAGATAGAAATAATACCATACCCAGATAAGCAGAACCCCTTAAGGGGAACGAACTTAATCTGATGTCAGTGTACGACAAAAGTTTGTATATGACAAATAATCTGGTGATATGCTGATTGTATTCTAGTCAATACAAGCATCTCAAGACTACAGACTTATGTGAGACTAAAGTTTCTTAGGTGTCTTAGGTCATTAGGTTAACCACTACATCCTACTACTATTAACCTAAGTATTACGTCCCGATTTTTACAGAAGACAAATGACCCCATCCAGATAAATTTCAGATAATGTCCTAATGTCTGTATCCTGTTTGTCTATTTGCTGTCTGTTTGGGTTGTGATGTAGCCTCCCATCCCACACACAATCCATTGTTATCAGATAGTTATATAAATCTGCCGTCTTTTCGGGTCCCATACCAGGCGATTTGACCCCCCGATACCCCAAAAACAACCCAATTCAAAAAACAAGGTAAAGCTTGCCTTGTTGTTCTTATTGTTAGGCCCTTTGCAATAGAGCCTGAAATCCAGAGGAAACCAAAATGCCGCTAGAAACCGGAACCTATATCAATAGCTTGGTTGCTTCATCGCCAGCGGCAACTGACGCACTCAGCGTGGCTGATGACCATCTTCGTCTAATCAAGTCCACAATCAAAAACTCATTCCCAGGCATCGCTGGCGCAGTAAATGCGACACATGCAGAATTAAACATTTTGGACGGGGGTACCGCTGCCACTGCGACCACCTTAGTTGATGCAGACCGCATAGTTATAAACGATGGCGGCACAATGGTGCAGGTGTCCTTGAGTGACCTCGGCACATATTTAGGCAGCAATCTAGCGGTGACCAGCTCCATGCTTGCCGATGGTACCATCCAAGCTGCAGACATAGCTGACGGGGCGATTACCCAGGCAAAATTATCTAGCAATGTTACCCTTATACCAACCGGGGTACTCGTACCCTACGCTGGCTCTACGGCCCCCAGTGGCTACCTGATGTGTTATGGTCAGCTAGTAAACAGAACACAATATCCTGACCTATATGCCGCAATTGGCGATACTTATGGGGCAGGGGATGGCTCTACCACTTTTTCTCTGCCGGACCTTCGGGGCCGCACAGTTGCCGGTCAGGATGATATGGGCGGTACTGCTGCTTCTAGACTATCGACTGAAATAACAGGCACTACACTAGGCGCAGCAGGTGGTTCAGAGACACATGCACTAACAGAAGCTGAATTAGCAGCCCACAGACACTTTGCAGTAAAGCAGGGGTCTAGAGGCCCAACTGGCGGCACTGTGGCACTGACTGACAGTAACTCAATTATTCGTTATTCCATCGACCCTGATTACTCACAGCCACAAGAAAACGCCACATCTTATAGTCTAGAAGGGTTGGCTGGTGATGCTGACATAGGCCGCACTAGTGCAACAGGTTCTGGCACCGGACACAATAATATGCAGCCCACAATCGTTTTAAATTACATCATTAAGACTTAACAGGGGGGTATAGCCACATGCCTACACTCCCTATTAGAAACCTGGGTGGCGTTGGAATAGCAACAGACCCAAACCCATACAACCTGCCTATCAACGGTTTCACAGCTGGTAAAAATGTGCGGTTCGATGAGGGTAAGGTGAAACGTGCCCCGGTGTTCCGTAATATTAAGGATACCCTTGGTTTCAAGCCTAGAGGTGCATTTGGCGTCACCGGCAGTTCAACAAACTTTGATACCATTTTGATGGTTACTGATGACTACGCCGTCAAAGAGTACGCAAATGGAACAGTTACTGATGTATCCGGTTCAATAACCGGCGTTTCTGACCCCAGGCCATACACCATCTGTAACCTAGCTGATGTTGTTTACATCAACCGGCCTGATAAGGTTCCATCATACAGACTACCTAGCGGCACCAACTTCGCGGCATTAGCAAACTGGGATAGCACCTGGCGTTGCGAGGCATTACGCCCGTTTGGTGATTTCTTACTCGCTCTTAACATGACAGAGGGCAGCACAAATTTTCCGAACAGGGTGCGCTTTTCAGATATTGTGTTAGCTAACGCAATTCCTACCACTTGGAGCGAAACTGATACAACAGCTTCAGCGGGGTTCAATGACCTCGTTTCTATGACTAGCCCAATTTTGGATGGTCTGTCGCTGGGCACTAATTTCGTTATCTACAGCAATACTGAAGCCATTATGATGGATTTTGTCGGCGGTGCATTTTTGTTCAATTTTCGTGTCTTATACAGTGATGATGGTCTGATTAATCAAAACTGTGTAGTGGAAGCCGATGGCAAACATTTTTGCTTTGGCACTAACGATATCTATGTCCATGACGGTAATTCAAAGCAATCAATCTGTGATGAAACTACACGCGAGTTTATCTTTAGTGGATTAAATAATAAGAACGCTGACAGATGCTTTGTGCAGCATAACAAGCTGCTAAATGAAATCTATTTCTGCTACCAATCTGGCGATATTCTAGTAGATTTTCCTGATGCAGATAGATGCAACAGAGCCGCTACATACAATTATAAAAATAACACCTGGTCATTTATGGACCTGCCAAATGTATCTGCAGGGGCTACGGCTAATGTCAATTCTGTAGCTACATATGCGCAGTCTACACAAAGCTATGCCACTGCCGGCGGTAGCTATTACCAGCAAGAAGACAGCTTTGACCAGCATACCCTTATGGTAGGCGAAGAGGACACCAACAACGGTCTTACATCGTCTAAGCTGTATGGTGTGGACCTAGCAGACACCGGCAACATTGCGTTTGATGTCGATACAGAGGCCACCAAGCCATTGTTTCTTGAACGTGTGGGTTTGGACCTAGATGAGATTAAAGAGCCAATTGATGGCTATAAGGTCATCACCAGGCTGCTGCCGCAGATACAAACCATCAACACAGACAGCACCACAATTAACTTTTCATTCGGTGCCTCTGACATTCCCAACCAACTACCTGCCTACACGCACACTGCAGTCTACGACACAGCAACGGATTACAAGATAGATAGCCGGGCGAGTGGGCGATATCTCTCTTACAAAATCACGTTAGAGGCAGACGATTATAAGGATATTTCCTTCAGTGGTTTTGATGTCGATATCACAGTGACAGGGAGAAAATAGATGGCGGTAAATTCTAAAACACACATTGTTCACCAGAATTACCAACGTGGTATGCCGCCGGTTATTGAAGAGGGATTTATCAAATATTTACAGGACGAATTACAACGTCTTGAAACTACAATCAAAACTATTGGCGCAGGTTCTATCGAGGTTTTAGACGAGCCACCCCAAAACCCACTAATCGGTTCAGTAAAATACAACATCTCACCCTGGGACCCCCTTGGTGATGGCTCTGAGGGGCTGGTTGTTTGGAATGGTACCGCATGGGTGGATGTCTAAAATAAGAGGAATTTAAAATGGATCCATTAACAGCTTCCGCCTTAATAACAGGCGGTGCTACGCTTATTGGCGGCTTCATGGGCAATAAAGCTGCAAAGCAAGACAGAGCAGCTGCTGCTGAAGCCAATCGTATGCGTATGATGCCCTACATGGACGCACGCGGCTATGTGACCGATATGTATAGCCAGGGCCAAGATGCGCTAAATAGTGCGCTGGATGCTGGTTATTACCAGGGGCCTACTTTTGCTGGCTTAAATCCCCTACAAAACCAGGGGATACAATCTATCGCTGGTGTAGGTGGCAGAGCAGCACAAGATGCCAATCAGTTTATGGATGCCGGGCGAGGCTTTGGGTCCAACTATTTAGATATTTATAATCGTGCCAGCCAAAATCCGCTGGATAACGCGATTAACTACGCAACAGCTAACACAGAGCCATTGCTACGTGCAGCCATGCGTGATGATTACAGAAACCTTACAGAAACCACACTGCCTGGTATTAACCGGGCTGCGTCTGGCTCTATGAATACAAACAGTTCACGCGCTGGCATTGCAGATGCTGTAGCGCAGAGAGCCTATGACGATAGACAGGCTGATGTAGCAGCAAACATACAAGATAAGCTGATTAGCCGGGCAATGACAGCCAATCAGAACCAATTAGCCAACATGACCACTGCAAACCAAAATCTAGCCGGTACATATGGCACTGGTTTCAGTAACGCAGGTACTGCAGCCGATTATATGACAAACGCTGGCGGTATGCTGAGACAGGAACAGCAAGGCATGTACGATGATCAGAGAGCCAATTTTGATGGCAATCGTGATTTCGCAATGAACCAGCTGTCTGCATATAACGCTGGTATCCTGGGCAGAGCACCAATGTCCACTGGCAACATTCAAACTAATTCTGCAAACCCAATGATGGCTGGTTTGTCTGGCGCAATGGCTGGATTTGGCTTTGGTCAGAAATATGGGCCAGGTTTTGCCCAGATGTTTAACCAGCCTACCGGCGGATATTCATATGGCGCAGGTAACCCCGGAAGCTTTGAGCAAGGTACCTATAAAGGTGGCTTTGGCGGCAATAATTTATATTAGGGGGTTACTATGAACCAGAATATACCAAGAGGCGGTAATACACTAAGTGGGCAAAGTTTCCGCCAGGGATTGCTTGCCGCAGGGGCAGGGACAGGGATGTTTGTAACACCTCCAACCCCACGCCCAACACAAGCGCAGATAGACGCTTATAATAACTACCCAGACCCAATTCAGATGCCGAATGTGAGCGATACCGGTCAATATCGGCGTGATAGAATTGGAGTGGTAAACCCATCCGGCATAGAACAAACGCCAGCCCCAGCACCAATACCAGAACCTGCATTATCCCAGCCTACAGGGCGGCGTGATGCAGCACCTATGTCAATTCCCAAGCCAATGTTGTCTGACCAGCAGATAGGCATGGGTGAGGCTCTGATGCGGATTGGTGGCGCAGGTTTAGGCGGTGCTAGGGAAGGCGGTCTAGCGAGTATGTCAGCTATGTCTGACGAATATGGCGCAATACAAGACTATAATCGTTCAGCCCAACAGAAAGCTGAAGAGGCTACTTCATTAGCTAAATACCGCCAAGGCTTAGTAGATGCCAAAATGGCAAAGATACAAGCAGACCAGCAAAAGGGTATGGCAGGGAACGTAATCAGCGACCCATTGGCTTACACCGCCCCGACTATCACAGCAATTGATTCAGTTTTGTCTGCGATAGACCAGGAGGGGACTGCTTGGTGGCCTTTTAATGATGTAACAGGTGTCACTGGCACAATTATGTCAGCAATTCCTGGCTCTAAAGCCCATGACGTTAAAATGGATATTCAAACTATCCAGGCTGCTGTTGGTTTTGACCGATTACAGGCAATGCGTGATGCATCGCCAACTGGCGGAGCATTGGGCCAAGTGTCCGAAATGGAATTAAAGCAGCTTAACGCCAGCTTGGGTGCATTAGCACAATCGCAATCAGCTGGTCAGTTTAGACAGCGTCTAGAAGCTGTTAAGCGGCATTATGTCGGCGCAGTCAATGCAATCAGGGCACAACAACAAGCCTACGCAGCTGGCATGAGTGGCGCAGCATCAGCAGGTCCAGACGCTGACAAATTCGCAGAAGCAGACGCGATAGTAAATAACTCTTAGGAGCACAACATGGCTGATAGATTACAGCAGTACGCTGATTGGCTTATCGCTAATCAGAACAAGAAAGGTACGCCTGAATTTGCCACGGTTGCTAACTCCTATAAACAGCTTCGGGGTGCCGTACCTGCACCAGCACCAGTACAAACGGCTGTTCCACAGCAACGTGATGGCCCATTGGCATATGGTTTCGATAGAGGCCAAGAAATTGTTGGTAAGGGCATCGAGGTAGCCGGTAGATTGATTGGCTCTGAAAATGTCGCGGATTACGGTACCGGCATTGTTGAGCAGCAACAAAAAGATATTCAAGCTGGCGGCTATCAGCCGTCTTATCCAGGCTCATTGCGTGAAAATTACAATAAGGGCCAGCTATTACCTGCATTAGGTGAAAAGGTCCTAGAAAACATCCCACAGATGGGTTTCGCCATTGGCGGCACAGCTGCAACAGCAGCGGCAGCCTACTTCGGCGCACCGGCATGGGCTGTTGCAACTGGTTCAGCCGCTGTACTAGCTGGCTCCGGCGTTATGGGGGCAGGTGAGGCTGCGTTAGAACAGGAAGAAAAGACAGGCGATTATAATGCCAAGGTTTCAGCTGGTGTAGGCGCACTTATCGGCGTTCTAGACAAGTTTGGTGCTGGTAAAGTAATCCCAACCGATAAAATTGCTAGTATGACAGCTGGCGAGATAATTGAAGAGTTATCACAAAAAGGCTTTGGCGAAGCAGCTGCAGAAATCACCAAGCGCACAATGAAAGCTGCTGGTGTTGAGGGCAGCACAGAAATGGCCCAGGACGCAGCTGTTATCTCTGGTGCCAAAACACAAGGCGCAGAATATACAGCCCCAGAAATCGGTGACCGGGCAATAGATAGCTTTGCTCTGGGCGGTGTAATGGGTGGCGGTACACGCCTTGGTGCAGAAGTTGTTAGAGGCGGCGCACCAGACACACCAACTAGAGAAGCTGCAGCCCAGCGTTTGACCGAACTAGGCGAGACTATCAACCCAGTTATGGTTGGTAATGACCCACAGGCAGCAGCTGACCTAGCCAAAAAGCTAGATGGCATTGCTCAAGCAAATGGCATGAACCTTAAAGATGTAGCTAAAACCAGCACAAAAGGCGCACGTGAAGTTATCGACAAAGCGCATATCCAATATGCAGAAGATTTGAAGCGTTTGGCACGTGATCTGCGTGACCAGCTTGGCATCACCGACAGTGATGAGTTGTCGGTTGTTATGGACAAGGTTTTGGCAATTGCTGGACAGCGAGAAGCCAGAAACAAAACCAAAAGCACAGTCGGCATACAGGAAATGCAAGCTGTTGAGCGGTTAGCTGGCAACACACAAGAAGGTCAGGACATGCTGTCGCTTATGCGGCAGATGAACGAACTGACTACCCTGCATAATGAGGGGTATGTGGCTGGTTTGAGTAAATTCACAGACCAGCTATCACCAATCCCATCAAATGTTGGCTACTCAGACCGCAGCCTAATAGAAACACCCACACGCATCCTTGGCACCCTATACGGTGCCTCAGTTAACCCACTTATTCCAGCAGTACAAACTGCTGCAGTGATTGGGGGCAGGGCCGTTGATGCTGTTACCGGCAGACGCAGCCGGGTGGCTAAATACATCAGGGACAACAAGAACAACCAGGGTATCAACGCCCAGGGTGACTTCTCTGTCCGTGAAAATAAACGCGCTGAAGCTGCAGCAATCAAGCAAGCTACAGAGGAAGACCGGCAAGCTGCTCAAGAAATGCACAAAGACATCTATGAGCAGAATGGACGCTTTGGTGATTTGTCTCCACAGCAGATTTTGTTGGATGCAACGGGTACAAGTCCACAAAATGCAGTTTCTGCATTAGAGGGCCTAGCTGAAAACCCAACATATGAACGCGCAGCGCGACAGGCTATCAATTCCATCAAGAATGGCGGCAGAATACCAAACATTTCCTATGTTATTGCCGGGCTGAAAAATCATCTGGATAGTGACCAGAACAATTCAACAAGAGACAGGCAGGTAGACCCAGCAGCGGAAGATAGACAGCCAGCTGCCGGTCCAGCTGATGTTTCTGCTGGTTACATCAGAGGCATCCAGGACAATCGTGATGCTAATGATGCGCTAATCGAAGCGGTCAATGCTGATGAAAGCATTACCCCAGCCGATAAGGCTACTCTGATAAATGCACTTGCAGATTTACGCTCAAACCTTGGGTCTAACCCAGTTGAACGTGCATTTGAAATCGCAAGCAAGGCTGAAAGAAACCTAGAGGACGCAACATTAGCTGACAAATATGTCATGCCATATGTGGCCCGTGTTATGTCTCAGCAGCCAGTTCAAGAGGACATTGTTGCCGAAGATAGAGCAGCTGCGCCTGTAAATAATCCAATGCGTATCTCACCACGCCGTCCGACAGCAAAAGCGGCTACTGAAGACCCACTGGGCGAAGTACCTTTGCAAATTGGTTCTGATGCAATTTTAAATTCTACCCTGGCACCTAAACTTATCCCGAAAATGATGAATTATTTGGGTGTTAGAGGTGAACGCCAGCTAGGCGATACCCGGAGTGATGAAGAAATCCTTATCAATCATTTCAAGCAAAACTTGCTGCATCTATATTACAGCGTCAGCCCGGAATATCGTGAACGGGCAAAGCAGTGGTATGTCGGTGCGAACAAGTTGAGCCAACAGGCAGCTGACAAGTACGGCATGACGCTGGCGCAGGTAGCTGGTGTTATGGCAGCATTATCGCCTCAAAAAGATTGGTATATGAACTATGACCTGGGCATTAGAACGATTGATGCACTAGGTAAGATACAGCCAGGTGATGTGTTCAACAAAGACATGGCGAAAGCCTATCGGCGCATGATTAAAGCGCAGAAGTCAGCTGGCGGCAGAAAAACCCACAACGCACATCTGAAAGCAGTAAACGGCAAGCGGTTTGACGAACTAAACGATATGCAGCAAGCAATCTTTTTGCGGTTTTATGATGAAACAACAAACCCAGAAAAGAGCCACAGAGTTATCAGCCCAGAAGGTGAACTGCTTGATTTCCAGATGACTGCAAAGGGCGAGAAGTCTGGAACAGCCTGGAATGGTTTTAGAGATATTGCCAAAGCTATTTCGATTGCACGGGATGGCTCACGCGAAAATATCGATAATAAGCTGGGCATGATGCACAAAGTGCGCAGCTTTTATAATAACATTCTAGACCCTATGTCAGACCAGGGTGATGTGACTGTTGATACACATGCAGTTGCGGCGGCCCATTTACGGCCTTTTTCTGGCGAACATATAGAGGTTAAGGAAAACTTTAAGCAGGGCGGCGCAGCAAGCGTTACCGGCGCAGTTGGCTCTTATGGTATTTATGCAGATGCTTACAGGCAAGCTGCAGCAGAAGTTGGTATACTGCCAAGAGAAATGCAATCAATCACCTGGGAAGCTGTAAGAGGCTTGTTTACTCCGGGATATAAAGGCCAGCAGAAAAACCAAGATACCATAGCAAATATCTGGAAAAGATATGACGCAGGTGATATAAATATAGACCAAGCTAGACAGGAGATTTTTGATGACGCAGGGCGTATTAAAAGGGCAGCCTGGGAAGGACCAGGACCCAGTGATACAATCACTCAAGGAAGTCGGAGTGTTACCAACCCAGGAAACTTATCTGGCCCTAGCTTATCCGGAACAGGAGATGGACGCGGAACTGGAGAGCAATCTCCCAGACCACTTCTTCGACCTTCCAGAAGCGTAGAATTTGACGCTGATAGAGCCTCTCAAATACTGGATCAAATAGACCCAAGGCCACCGCAAACCTCACTAAATGTTGCAGAGGATTTACGCAACCGATTAGAGGCTATGCGTAGAGAAGATGGCTTTAGCAATATTCTTTTCGATAAAGCTTATAAAACTGTAAAGAAAGCAGTTGCGAGGTTAGACCCAGAAAACCGAGCAACAATTAGCGCAGTTGCAATTGGGCTGGATGATAGCACCCGGACCTCTAATGAGGATTTGGCAACGCTTACCCCTTTAATTACTGATGCTTTCCGGACGGTTTATGGTGACCCAGAGGGTGGAACACTCGGAGAATTTCGTGCTACTTATTCGCCGTTTGAAAAGAGACTAGTAAGGCGGCAAATTCAAGTCACAAATATCGGGGAGCAGACACCAGATGGTGATATGACGCCCCGAATGTTCTTTGAGACATTTTTACATGAACTAGGCCACGCTATCGAGAGCCAGACCGGTTTTCGTGGTTTTGTCGAATTTATGTCTAAAGCGTCTAACGCAGACCCTGATGGCACAACAACTTCAGCGCAGCTTTATCGCAAAATTGAACAGATAAGCAGAAATAGACGCCCCGAACTATGGGTTAATGCTGATATGAAAGCTTATTTTCTAGAGCAGCTAACAGGGGAAAACCTAACTAGCCAGCTTAAAAAACTGGCTCATATGTCCATGCAAGAATACACGGCCAATACCAGAAGGATTTATGAGGCAGAATTAAGTGTAGGTAAGGAAGTTAATGAAAAAGCGTTTTTCAAAGCCTTTAAAGAATTACACGATGAATTGCGCTACCTCTATGACCCGGCTGAACTATCAGCAGATGTCATAGCTGCTTACTTACGCAACCCAAAGAAATTCAAAGCTGAATATCCAGATGTTGCGCAAGCTGTGCGTGGCGTAATCAACCAAAGCAAGTTAGCGGAATATGTGACCTTCCACGCTCTAGCAGGGATGATTGGAGTAGGGGCTATGTCACAGATGCTTATGGCAGCGATGGATGATGAAGAAGACAGAGGCGCACTGTCACCCGGTAGAGGCGTACTCAGCGCAGCATAACACCACAACAAGGAGACACTGATGCAAGTATCAGCACAGGACCTGGTGAACACACTCACCAGCGTCCAAGCTGTTGTTGTGTCTGGTTCACTGAGTGATGAGCAAAAACTAGCTATCCTACGGGATATTCAGAGCGGAATACCGCCGGTGCAGTTTTGCAGTAATTCAGCACAAACCAGAGCAATTTTATCAGCAAAAATATTGGAGGCTATGGATGGGCTTACCCCCAAGAAAGCCGAGAGCAAAAAGCCCGTCAAAAAAGGGCCAAGGAACGCATCCACAAAAGGCACCAAAAAATAACTACTTTGCCACGTTGATGCAGACAGAAGAGGGCCGAGCCTTACGGCGTAAATGGTCCACAAAACCAAAGAAAAATGCTGGACGCCCACGTGGTGTACCTGACGGCTATACAAGAGAGCGGATAGAGCCAATCAGGAAAACCATAAAAGGCGAAGCAAAGAGGATAGTTCATAAAATGTCACAAGATTACAATATAGAAGACGAATACGCTAAGACGGCACTTGAAACTGCTGTCGAGGTAATGCGTATGCCTGGTGACAATAGAGAACGGGTAGCAGCAGCCAGATTGGTGTTAGATTTTACCAAATCAAAACCTGTTGCAAAGAATGAGTTAGCAATCAGCAAAGCAGAAGATTTTTTAGCTGGTTTGTTAACTGATGAAGATGATGGACAAGAAACTCAAAGCAGTTCGTAAACGACTGCATGAGGAGTTTCCTTTTTACTCCAAAGCCGCTCTCAAAATAAGGACAAAAGACGGGCAAATTGCACCGCTTCAACTAAACACAGCCCAAAAGATTTTACAGGACGCTATTGATGAACAAATGGCTACTGAGGGCAAAGTCCGGATTGTAATACTCAAAGCCCGGCAGCAGGGGCTATCAACAATGGTTGGTGGTTATCTGTATTTCAGTGTCAGTCAGAACCCTGCACGTAAAGCTATGGTGGTCACGCACCACGCAGATAGCACCAGGGCATTGTTCGACATGACCAAGCGTTATCATGAGAATTGCCCGGAGATACTAAAGCCACACACTAAATACTCCTCCCGGCGCGAACTTAGCTTTGATGTGCTCGACAGCAGCTATGTAGTTGGTACTGCCGGCTCAGACAGCTTGGGGCGAGGGGAGACTATTTCACACGCGCACCTCTCCGAGTTGGCCTTCTGGCCCAAAACGACAGCTGAAGAAGTATTTAACGGCCTGGTGCAAGCAGTGCCAAATACCAAAGGCACAGCAGTGTTTATTGAGAGCACAGCTAATGGTGTAACAGGCCAGTTTTACAGCCTATGGCAAAATGCCGTGAACGGCACAAACGGTTATAAACCGGTGTTCATACCCTGGTTTCTCGATGCTGATTATCGTGAACCGGTGCCCGATACATTCGAGCGTACACCTGAAGAAGACGAGTTAGTCAGCAAGTACAATTTAGACAACGAGCAGCTAATGTTCCGGCGCAGAAAGATTGCGCAAAACGGCAAAGAATTGTGGCAGCAAGAGTATCCAGCAGAGCCATCTGAAGCCTTTCTTACCACCGGGCGGCCTGTCTTTAACCCAGAGCAGCTGCAAAACCAGCTAGAACAAACACGAGATTTACAGGAACGCTTGGCGTTAGAGGCAGATGAGTTTGTGCCTCACCCACGTGGCGAACTGCAAATCTATAGAACACACGATATTGGAGAACGCTATGTCATTGGGGCAGATACTGCTATGGGCATCAGAAATGGGGACTACTCAGTCGCACAGGTGCTGGACAGCCGCAAAAGGCAAGTGGCTACCTGGCGTGGGCAGGTGCATCCAGATTACTTTTCAGACATCCTGGAGGCTCTTGGTCACTACTACAACGAAGCTTATATCGTGGTTGAAAACAACGGGCATGGCATCCTTACTTGCACACGCCTGGGTAAAGATAAAGCTTATCCCAATTTCTATATGGAAACGGTTGTCGATAAAATTACCGACAAAGAAACAATTAAGCTTGGATTTACGACCACGGCGAAAACCAAACCGCTCATCATAGACCAGCTACGCGCTGCCAATCGTGATGGCGAGTTGGAACTAAACGACAAACAAACAGTACGCGAGATGCTGACTTATGTGGTCAGCGAGAGCGGAGCAATGGAAGCAGAGCACGGCTGCCATGACGATACCGTTATGGCCCTTGCCCTGGCTAATCACGTCCATGAAGGAGCGTGGGAGCCGGTAGACAATCCCGAAGGCATTTACTTGGAAATGATATAATATGGCTACAATCAAAGACTATAAACCGATGGCTGACGATGACATCCTCAAGGCTCTTGAGGTAAACATCAAGGCAGCAGTCGGCTATTACGATAGCGAATTATCAAGGGAACGCCGCAGGGTTACTGACTTTTACAACGGTAAACTGCCGAGGCCCACACATGATGGTAACAGCAAATATGTAAGCCAGGATGTTTATACCGGTGTACAGTCTATGGCTGCCTCACTGCTAGAGACATTCGCAGCTGGCTCATCCATCGCCAAATTTACCCCATCCGGGCCAGACGATGTCAGGGCCGCAGAGGTTTGCTCGGTGTACACAGACTATGTGCTGTTCCGCCAAAATTCTGCGATTGATATATTCCAAAGCGTTATTCTAAGTGGGCTGATGTCCAGAGTAGGGGTTGCCAAAGTATTTTGGGATATGCGCAGCGAAACCGAAGAGGAAGAGTTTACAAATTTAACCTCAGACGAATTGGACCTGCTGTTATCTGAAGATGATGTCGAGTTAGTAGATAGTGAAGAGAACGAAATCGGCCTATTTTCTGGTACGATAGAACGCACCTATGACACCTCGCAGGTTGTTGTAGAAAGCATCGCACCAGAGCAGTTTATTATTGAACCACAAGCTGCCAGCGCAGATGTAGATTTTTGCGCACACCGGACACGTAAAAGCCTGACCGAACTGCGCCGTATGTACCCTAATAAGGAAGATAAACTTTCAAAGATTGGCAGTGACCATGAGGATGTCGAATTAGAGACAGACCCGGAGGTTCTGGCCCGTTTTGAAGATATCGGCGCAGACCGTAAAAACTCAGCGCAAGGCTATCAAGACCAGGTGCGTGAGGTGATGGTTTATGAAGCCTATATAAACATAGATGTTGATGGCACCGGCAAAGCTGAACTGCATAAGGTTTGCAAGGCTGGTAACCAGATATTAGAGATTGAAAGGGTAGATAGACGGCCCTTCGTATTCTTTACGCCACTGCCTACACCTCATTCATTCTATGGCACCAACTATGCAGATAAGCTGATAGCGACACAGAACGCAAAGACTGTGCTGACCAGGTCAATCCTGGACCATGCAGTTATCGCTAATAACCCTAGATATATGGTGACCAAAGGCTCGCTAACTAACGTCCGAGAATTAATAGATAACCGGGTAGGTGGTGTCGTGAATGTGACCAGGCCGGATGCTATCCAGCCGATGCCACAAGCACCTCTGAACCCCTTCATCTTCCAAACCATAAATATGTTGGATGAGGATGCAGAAGAAACAAGCAGTGTTTCATCACTTAGCACCGGCTTAAACAAAGACGCTGTTAGTAAGCAAAACTCAAGTGCAATGGTAGAGCAGCTTATTACTATGTCGCAGCAGCGGCAGAAGATTATTGCTCGCCACTTTAGTACCTTTGTTAAGAACGTATTCCATGAAATTTACCGGCTGATTGTCGAGAACGAACAGCAAGAAAAGATAATTGATGTAGCCGGTGACTTTGTACAGATAAACCCACGTTCTTGGAAAGAGAAACGGGACGTAATGGTGTCGCTGCACCTCGGCTATAACGAACAGGAAAAAGAGGCCCAGAAACATCTGGCACTTCATCAGTTGTTCACGCAAGACCCAACCCTGCAGCCGCTATACAGCATAGAAAACAAATACAACATGATGAAGAAGGTTTTGGAAGCCCAGGGCATTAAGAATGTTGATGCTTACCTTACTTCACCAGACCAAATTCCACCTGCACAGCCAGACCCTGCACAAGAAATGCAGATGCAAATGGCACAAAAGCAGTTGGAGTTGCAAGAACGGCAAACAGCATTGGCAGAACAGAAAGCCATGATAGATGCGCAGAACGCTGCTGCAAGATTGCAGCTAGATGCGGAGAAAGCACAATCACAGTTTGCATTGCAATCAGACCAACAGGACCTCAAAGAAACTCAGCATGACCATAAGGTCAAAATTGATGAGGGTGAGTTGGCAATACTCAAACGAACAGAGGACGTGCGAGGCATCGCAAGTCCAACCGGATAACCTGATAAAGGAGAAAAAACATGGCTGAAGCAATTTCAGATCAGAATGATGAACTCAAGTTAATCGATAATGGAAACGATGCAGAACAGCTTCTGCAAAACGAAACCTTTAACCAAACTATCAATGGAATGGTTGAGGGTACCTGGCAAGCATTTGCAGCGTCAGGTCCAGACGATACAGCAATGAGAGAACGCACCTATGCACATTATCGTGCGCTAGTCGATATCATCCACACCCTACAACAGCGGGTCAATGTGCGGGATGAAATCATAGCAAAGAACGATGATGAAGCAGATAACGACAACAGTGGAGATGAATAGGACCATGTCAAACGTCCAACTACAATCTCAAGAAATTATTAAGACTGATGCACCAGCTTTCGATGATATCGACAGTGCATCAGAGGCCCTTCTGGCTCGTTGGGAAGACGCTGAAAAGCCATCTGAACAAGAGACTGATGTGGCTACTGAGCCAGCTGACGAAGAGACAGAGCAGCTGGACCAGGAAGCAGAGGAAGATGAAGCTGACCTAGAAGACGAGGAAGCTGACGAAGACCCTGAAGAAGAGGATGACGCCGAAGAAACCGAAGAAGAGGAAGACGAGGAAATCAATCTTGATGATGATACCCTGGTTGAAATCGTGGTGGACGGCGAAGCCCAACAGGCATCTATCGCGCAGCTTAAACGCCTTTACGGACAGGAAGCATCCCTCACACGCAAGTCTCAAGATGTAGCTAAACAGCGAAAAGAAGCTGAAGAAGCAATCGGCAAATCAAATGTCGTGCTACAGCGGATGTTGGAAAAAGCAGAAGAGCGTTATAAGCCTTATTCCGAGGTTGATATGCTTGTCGCTTCAAAATCCATGACAACAGAGGATTTTGCCCAGCTACGCAAGGAAGCCCAGACAGCTGCAGATGATGTCAAATTCCTAAGAGAGGAAGCAGACACATACTTCAAGCAGCTGCAGACCGAACAGCAGCAAGCTATGCAAGAGCAAGCACGTGAAGCTGTAAAGGTACTGCAAGAGGATATCCCAGATTGGTCAAACAACCTCTATGACGATATCCGAGCATTTGCAGTATCACAGGGGCTGCGCGAGGACCAGGTCAATACAATTGTTGACCCGGCAGTGATTAAGATTTTGAACAAGGCCCGTCTATTTGACCAGGCTAAGAAAATCACAACCACTAAGAAAAAGCGCACCTCTAAGAAGGTGCTCCGGGCTACCAAAGCACCGAACACCGAAGCTAACGAAAAGGCCAAGCGGATAAAAACATCTAAAGCCAAGCTTCGTAACTCAAACGACATGGATGATATTGCCGAGGCTCTTCTATCTCGCTGGGAAGCATAACCCAAACAGAAGAGGACCATAATAATGGCAACCATGACATCCTACGAACAGATCGGGTTGAAGGAAGATGTATCGGACATCATTACCGATATCACACCTACAGACACCCCGATGGTTTCGTTAATTAAGACCCAAAAGGTCAACAACCGCACTTATCAATATCAGACAGATGCGCTTGCCGCAGCCGGCGCAAATGCGCAGATTGAAGGTGCAGACCCAACAATGGCAACATTGACACCAACAACCATGATTTCTGGTACAACCCAGATTTTGACGAAAGCCTTAACTTTGAGGGCCGCAGCTTAGTAATAAGCTGATGAAAACCATGTGAACTCAGGGAAACCCCAAACAGATAATGCTGTGGGCAATCCTGATCCAAGCCACGCAAGTGGAAGGTGCAACGACTATTCCGCAAGGAAGTAGGGCCAAGTGGCCCGAAGCGCATGGCATCCCTATGGGATGATGATATAGTCTGAACTTATGCGAAATCATAAGCAGTCGAAAGACGGTTTGGGTTTAACGAACCCAGGCGAACATATTTGTCCAAGTTTCAAGCACAAGCGATGCAGTGGCAACCTACGGCAGAGCCAAGGAAACGGCCTACCAGTTAGCCCGTGCCCTGAAAGCCATCAAGCGCGATCTAGAATTTGCGTATGTTGGCGCATCAAATGCAGAGGTTGCTGGTAACAACACCTCCGGTGGTACTGCCCGTGAAATGGACAGTGCAGACCAGCTAATTGATGCAGCAACAACTGAGGCAGGTGGTTCAGCCGCTCTGACAGAACAGAAGCTACTGAACCTTGGTGAGAAAGTGTTTAACGAGGGCGGTGACCCATCGATTTTCATGATAAAGCCCGGTGACGCCCAAGTCGTTTCGAATTTTACCGGCTCATCTGGCAGAAATCGGACGTTCAACGATGGTCAGAAAACACTCACAAATGTGGTTGACCTGTACGTCAGTCCATATGGTGAGTACAAGACCGTTTTGAACAGACACCAAATGACCACACACGCTTTCCTTCTGGACCCATCAATGTGGCGTTCAGCGGTACTGCGTCCATTCTCTCGCACATTGCTTGCTAAAACAGGCGATAGCGAGAAGCATTTCGTGGTTGGCGAATACGGGTTGATGCATATGAACCCGAAAGCATCAGGCATGATTAACGCTCTTACATAAGCGTTTAAACTAATAGGTGTGAGGGGAGCAACAGACGGGTTGCTCTCCTTACCGTCTGCCCCTCACGCCTTTACTAACACCCAAGGGGAAATCAATACATGACAGAGAATACCAAGGCGCAACCAAACCTGGTTGGCGTCACAACTGACTTTGGCGAAAACGCAGATGGATTGTTTGTCCAGCGCAGCCAGAACATCCCACAGCAGCTAATTGATGACATTGCAGACCACCGCAAAGAAAGCAGCGGCAAACGGGAAGGCAACTACATGAAAGTCGCCAGCATCCCAACTGTGATTGTCGAGAAATGGATGTCCGAAGGTTTCAACATCTTTGACCAGAATGTGGACATTAAAGACATTGTGAAGCGTCTGAAAGCTGAAAATCTGGACGCCTTCTTAACAACAGAGAAAAGCATTTGATGTTTGAAATCCGCGAAATACCAGCAGAACAGATGCCAGAATTTAGATGGGCTGTATGGGATACCAGCAAAAACAGAATGGTCTATCGGGTTGCTAGCCAGCCATTAGCAGAAAAACTTATCACGTTATTGAAGAGGGCAGCCGATGTCACTTTATAGGAACATCCACGCTAAACGCGCGTCTGGCGAAAAGATGCGCAAGAAGGGCGATAAAGGCGCACCAACAGACGCCGCCTTTAAGAAAGCCGCAAAAACAGCCAAATCTAAAACTAAGAGGGCCTGATTATGAATTATGGTCAATTAAAAGCGCACTTTGAGGACATCCTCAACAGAAGCGACATCACCCCAGCATTGACCGAAACATTCATTGACCAGGGGATGACAAGAATAGGACGCCAACTGCGCACACCTATGAACGAAAAGGTAAAGCGTTACACGCTCACATCGCAGACAGCATCATTAACGCTGCCCAACGATTTCCTAGAGTTAATTAGCTTCTATTATGGTGATAGAGAAATATCACGGGTGCCAAACTCAAAGTTTAGGCAGTTTACCAACAGTATTTATGTTGGTGACCCTAAGTATTTTACTCGCCAACAAGAAGCTTTGTTCATCTACCCACAGCCGGCATCAGGTGAACTGAACCTCTATTATTATGGTGATTTTGGCACACTAACAAACGACAGCGATGAAACGCCTCTGACTATCGCTGCCCCGGACCTCATCACATATGCAGCTTGTACCTATGCTGCAGACCATTTCCTTGATGAGAGAGCCGAGGTTTTTGAGGCCAAGTTTAACCAGTTTCTAAACGAAATACAGGAACAGGCGAATGACCAGGAACTCAACGGTTCTACCCAGGTCATTGCCCCTGCTTACCAATTTGAGGATCAATAATGGCTACCAGTAGTTTTTATCAGAGCAGCGGTTCATCCCCAGCTGCCGAAAACACAATAGATGAGCAGGTTTCTGCAGCAAAGACTGCTGCCACCACAGCAACCACAGCAAGCACAGAGGCATCTACTAGCGCGACATCCGCTGCCGGTAGTTTGTCTAGCTTCCAGCAATATTACTTAGGCGCATTTTCTGTCGCACCATCCACAACCCAGCAAGGGGCGATGTATTTCGACACAGCTGCAAATCAGCTGAAGATTTGGTCAGGAAGTGCCTGGGAAATCACAGCTTCATCGACATCCATCTCTAATACTGATGATGTCTCAGAGGGCACGGCTAATCTATATTTTACAAATGAGCGAGTGGATGACCGGGTAAACGGGCTTTTGGTTGCTGGTTCTAATGTGACCCTTACTTATGATGATGTAGCCAATACGCTAACAGTCGCCGCATCCAGTGGTTTAACTGATTTGTCTGCCTCCGACACTGATGATTTGAGTGAAGGTAACAGCAACCTGTATTTCACTAATGCCAGAGCGACCTCGGCTATCACAGGTTCAGACTTGGATATGCAGGGCAACAAAGTCTTGTTTGGTAATATGTACAGCGCAGAAAGCGATTTGCCGTCTGCAACAACCTATCACGGTATGTTTGCGCATGTGCATGGAACAGGGAAGGGGTACTTCGCCCACGCAGGTTCCTGGCACAAATTGTTAGATGAAACATCATCTACCACCACAGATTTAACAGAGGGCACCAACCTCTACTACACAAACGCAAGGGTAAGCAGCCATCTAAACAGCAGCAGCGCAACCACCGGACAGTTCCTGAAATGGACAGGCTCTGATTTTGCTTGGGATACGATTACAACTAGTGCCGGTGGCGAAGCCTATATCGACATCAACACTTCAACAGGAACAGCCCCATCATCTGGCGGCACAGACAGCATTTCTATCGGTAAAAATGCCCGTGGAACAGGTGCAGACAGCATTGCGCTAGGGCGTGACTCAAATACAGGTAGCTACACACATACAACTACCATTGGCGTCAATTCAGCTAGCACAGCCAGCAACCAATTAATGTTAGGCGCACCTAGCGGCTACACTGGCGCATTTACCTCTATTCGAGTGGGTAACAGCAGCTATACACCATCCAACGCAATGGACTTAGCGACTAAATCGTATGTCGATAATAACAGTGGCTCTGGTACTTCTACATTTACTGGGCTGACAGATACACCAGCTTCGATGGGTACATCAGGACAGTACCTGGCTGTCAATTCTGGCGGCACTGCACTTGAATTTGTTGCCGCTCCTTCTGGTGGTGGCAGTGGCATTGCACTGACTGACCTCAGTGTGGCTACAGCAGCTGTTGGAACAGCAGGGTTAGCCTACAATAGTGGAACTGGTGTTTTCACATTTACACCGCCCGACCTAAGTGGCTACGCAACTACAGCTTCATTAGCTACTGTAGCTACTTCAGGTGCATACGCTGATATCACTGGCACACCTACTTTAGCCACAGTAGCTACAAGTGGTGCATATGCTGACCTCACTGGCACTCCTAGCCTTTCAGGGTATCTAACAGCTATCACAGGCGAAAACATTGCAGACTTGTCTGACGTTAACAATACAACGCCAACCGATGGGCAAATACTCACTTGGGATAATACGAACAGCTACTGGAAGCCAGCAGATGCTTCTTCAGGTGGCTCTAGCATAGACTATCTAGCGCATGGAACTGATGCTGATGTTTCAGGTAGCCCAACCGCAACGGGTGATAATGCTATTGGCTTTGGCTATGGGGCTTCGGGTAGCGGTGCAGACAGTATTGCAATCGGGAATGAAGCTGTCGCTTCTGGCCTTGGGGCAATCAAAATTGGGCGTGACTCAGGTACTAATCCTATTAGCGGCACAACCGCAATTGGCATTGGCTGGAACGCCTCTGCAACTGCCCTTCAGTCAATTGCGATAGGCCAAAGCGCATCAGCCACATCAGACCAAGGTGTAGCCATTGGCTATGCGGCTACAGCAGGGTTTACTGAGTCAATGGCTTTGGGTAAGGCCGCAAGTACCACAGCTACAAATCAATTGATGCTAGGGGCAGGCACTAGCACAGATGGATTTACGTCTATCAGAGTAGGCAATACAAGCTACACACCAACGAACAACTTGGATTTGGCTACTAAAGCCTATGTTGATGCAAACGCTGGTGGCGGTGGTGTTGATTGGGCAGACGTAAGTACATATCACAACCTTGCCCCAACAACCGCAGGGAACTACGGCATGAGCCTTGGTTTTGGGGCGGCTGGCACAGGTTTGATGTCTATCGCCCTTGGCTACAAAGCTAAAGCGAGTGGTCAAAATGCAATCAACATTAGTGCCGGACCACAATCAGGAACTATCAAAGATGCAAGCGGTACAGACAGCATTGTGATCGGCACAGGTGGCGAAGCTACAGCCAGTGACGCAATTGCAATTGGTGATGGGGCTAGCGCAGATGCCGCACGTTCAATTAGTATTGGGCGGTCAGCTAATGTCAGCCAAGCAACCTACACAGATAGTGTTGCGATAGGTAATCTGGCCTCAGCCAATGCGGCTAACCAGATTATGCTGGGTGGCACTAGTATCACCAGTGTTCGAGTTGGTAACACATCTTATGCACCATCAGACAACATGGACTTGGCTACTAAAGCCTATGTCGATACAAACTCTGGTGGCGGTGGTTCAGCGGCTTGGCTTGCAGCTTCAGACACTGGCTCTGCAACAGCGTCAGGAAGCACAAGCCTCGCTGTAGGCGATGGGTCAGTCGCTAGTGGCACTAGGTCAGTAGCCATAGGCTATGGGGCAGATTCAACCGACCAATATACAGTTTCGCTAGGCCACTTCGCAGAAGCGTTTGCAGATAGCAGTACCGCACTTGGCTACGATACAAATGTTTCTTCTACCCATGCCAACAGTATTGCGCTAGGCCGTGGTGCAACAACCACAGCCGCAAGGCAATTGATGTTGGGCAAAGGCGATACCACATTTGGCTTAACCAGTATAAGAGTTGGCAACACTAGCTACTCACCTTCTAACAACATGGATTTGGCTACTAAAAAGTATGTAGATGACAATGCTGGTGGGCTTCCTAGCAACATCAAAGTTAACGGAACAGGCACTGCAACTGCTACAGGCGCTGATTCGATTGCGATAGGAAATAACACAAATATTGGAAGCGGTTATCGTGTTGTTAGCATTGGTGAATATTCAACGGCTAATAGCGAAGGAACAGCTATAGGAGCAGGTTCATCTACTAGTAACAGAACCCTTGCGGGATTTCAGGGTGTAGCAGTCGGTTATAGAGCAAACGGTTTTAACAATTATGCTGTGTCTGTTGGTGGTTATTCAAGTGCGAACGGCGGTACATACACAACTGCTCTTGGCTATGCAACGCAAGCCAATGCTCAATATGCAGTAGCTATAGGTTATGCGGCTGTAAGTGCATATGGGCAAATCACGCTGGGTAGTACCAACCACAGTGCATTGCGTTGTAATGTGACTAGCATTACCTCACTATCAGATAGGCGTGATAAAACAGAAATCACTGACCTAGACTTGGGTTTGGATTTCGTTAATGCCATAGCACCTAAGTCATTTTACAGAAATGAGCGTGGTAAATACTACTTACCTACTTACACACAAGAGCAACTTGCGGCTGATGATACATTAGTACAAAGCTACACATTTGACCAAGCTGGCTACGATACGGCTACGCAGAAGGCCGATAAGAAAGAGTTTGGCTGGATAGCTCAAGATGTAGATGCACAACTGCCAGCCGCACATAGTGATGCTCGACTTACATACAATGAGACTGATGACCTTCAAGACTTTGATGTTCAGAGGTTTACGGCTGGCGATATGTTGCCAATTGCATGGAAAGCATTGCGTGAACTATCCGATAAGCATGACCAGTTACAGAGCGATTATGATGCTCTGTTGGCTCGCGTGGTTGCGCTGGAGAACGCCTAATCATGAAACCAAATGATGTAGCGATAGTATCGGGGGGCGTCACAGCCCCCCTTTGGATGCCGGAGTTGCAGCTGGTCAACGAGTGGATTGCACTCATAGCTGGGCTGCTGACTGTTGGCTATTTGTGTATCAAAATCTGGAGATTGTGGAGAAATAAGTAATGGTAGATCCAATCACCGCAGCCTTAACAGGGATTGCGCTGGTTACCAAAGTATCTGAACACATCAAACAGGGCATCAATGCATATAAATCTGTAGCTGACTTGGGTGACCAGGTTGAGATGCTGTTCCAAGGTGAGCAGCAATGCATGAAAGCTAGAAACAAACAAGCAAACAAAGCTGACCCATTTAGCACCACCAGCGTAGCGCGAGAGGTAATAAATCATAAGATTGCCCAGGAAAAGCTGCGCGAAGTTGGGGTTGAAATAGACATGCGTTTTGGTCCAGGCACCTGGGCTGGAATATTAGCAGAGCGGCAGCAGCGCATCCGAGAAGCAAAAGAGGCAGCAAGACAAGCTGCCATCGAAAAAAGGCGCGAACAGCTTCAACAAATGGAAACAATTAAAGCAGCCTCTGTGGGCGTGATAACAGCAATCTTGCTGGTGTTGTCGCTAGCAGGGGCTTTGTTTTACGCAAAGTGAGAGCAATGGACATAGATAAATTAAGACAAAACCTTATCCGGGAAGAGGGGCTAAAGCTAAAGCCTTATACATGCACAGCAGATAAGCTGACTATAGGGGTAGGGCGTAATATAGAAGACCGAGGCATCAGTGAGGCTACAGCCATGCAGATGCTAGATGAGGATATCAATATCTGCTTGGCAGAATTAAATGTAACCATAAACAACTTTGAGCGGCTACCAGAGCCTGTACAGATGACCCTTGTGGACCTCTGTTTCAACCTCGGCCTAAAGCGTCTGTTAGCGTTTAAAAAGACGCTGAAATACATCCAAGAGGGCCTTATAACCGGCAACTATACAAAGGCCGCTGTGGAGCTTTTAGACAGTGCCTATGCACGTCAGGTTCCTAATAGAGCAAAGCGAAACCACGAAAGGCTGTTTCATGCCTGAGTGGCTCCAGTATTGGCTAGTTATAATGGTCACCCTCAACACCGGCATTAACACAATCGTATTTATGAAACATCGATTTAGGAGCAAATAAAATGTGGACAGCAGTATTAGGCCCTGTGGCTAATCTAGCTGGTCAGTGGCTATCGAACAGACAAGAGAAGTCAGTTGCAAAGCAGAAGCTGGCTGTGGCGAAGATAGAGGCCCAAGTAAAGAAAGTAGAACAGGACGGCGATTGGGAAGAGATTGCCATGAAGGCTAGCGACAATAGCCTTAAAGATGAAGCCTGGACCGCAGCTTTCATTTTGTTAATCCTGGCTTGTATGTTTCCGGCAGCGCAGCCTTACATTAAAGAAGGTTTTGTGGTGCTGAAAGAAGACTGCCCGGAATGGCTATCATGGGGCATCCTAGCTTCTATTGGCGCATCATTCGGTCTAAAGAGCATAGGGCAGTTTAAGAAATAAAAGACTTTAGGTCAGCGTTATGCGCTGGCCTTTTTTTTCTTTTCAAATTCGTCTGTGATTTTTTGGTGCATCTCAATGAAGTAGGAGAGGGGCTGTCTGTTCTCTTGTTTAATGCCTGGTGATACGCTGTCCTCACACAATTCCCATAAATCATCACCAATATGACCTACACTTGCCAAATACCAAGTGCGAATATCTTTACCTTCTGCATCACCTACATAAATCATAGCGATACCTTCTATTTCTCGGCCATTGATTATAAACTTACATCCCACTTTGTTGCCGGTATTGTCCATACGGCTAGTAATCACAATTGGGATGGGGTTGTGCGTATGCTCTACCCCTAATCTAAGTGCAATCATGTTCTGCACTTTTTTTCTGCTCTTTTTATCGTTGAGAAAGCGAAGGTCAAAACCTCTACCTTTCACCCCGCCGTGATTATCTTCCAGCTCGTTTAGCGCATCTCTGGCTCTTATGTAGGGTGGCACACCTTTACGCTTCTCTAATTCTTCTTTGCCCAGAAATTTGAAAACTTGGCGACTGTCATACACCTTCTTGGTAAATTCAAGCTCCTCGGCTTTGGTTCTATATGCTTCTGCTTTTTTGTTAACTTCAGCGATATTTGCATTTGCCGCTGCTAACATATTTTGCAGCTCCTCCACTTCAGCTGTTACCGGTTTGTCACCAGCGTCTAAGGTGCTGCTTGGAATATCCCCAGGCACTTTTGGGGGCACTGTATAGCCCATGTAACCTTTGGGTATAGCTTGTACATTAGCGTTAGCTGACGCAGTAAGCGGTCCAACCGAAGCTTTGCCGGATACACCTTTAACTGTGACGCTAGTAGACGCAGGTCCATCAAACAAAGGTAGGGCCTGGCGTATCTCAGCAGCTCGCATGGCTACATGCTTTTCTAACTCACTCTTGTAGTGGGTTAGCATTTCTTTAGCGTTGTTGTAACGGATATTTAGGTCATCACGCTCTGCTTTCGTGATGGGGTTCATACCATTCAGCTCGTTTTCTAGATTTGCCCTCTGACCCGCCAGGTCATCTAGATGCTGGATTAATTCGGAAAAGCCTATCTGGTCTATAGGCTCAAATGTTTGAACCACCTCGACCTGAAACTGTGCATCATAAATATCGTGGTCCCAAAACTCTAGGTCCACATTATATTTATCTACATACGACTGTAATGCCTCGTTACAATCATCATCAGCACGTTTAACAAGTCCATTAAGCTCCTGGAGAATATCACTATAGCGGTCAAGCTCGCGTGTCTTTTGGTTAAACTCAGCTTCTACTTTAGCAAAAGCAGTAGACTGCTCTTCAAACTTTTCACGCAGGTCCTGGATTACTAACTCCTGTGCATAGCTAGTCTCCAGGCGTTTGGCATAATCATTTTTTGCAGCTTCAATAATAGCAGCTTCTTGCTTCGCTTCTGTCAGCTCATTAGATAGCTGCAGTTCCATCTCATCTTTATCCAGCTCAGCCCAATCACGCTCGTCTTCATGCTGCTGATAAATTGCGTTAATTTCCTCTTGTCGGCGGTCAGCATCTGTTTGCTGGCTCTCAATCCATTCTAGGAAATCACCATCATCATCATCAATCTTATTT